AACTGCAACATTGAATAACTCAATTAAATTTTCAGTAAAACCCGATGGTAACGGTGCTGCAACTGGTCATATCACAGAAGTTCAAAGGGTTAACTGATAATGAAAAAAAGAGTACCTACCGAACAAGAGATTGCTAAGAAGCATGGTGTTTCAGTTGATTATGTAGTTCGTCAAGCTGAGGTTGGATCCACAGTCGAACGTGAGCATGTAACTACTCACGAAGAGGCATACGGTATTGCTCTCCAACATATTGCAGAATTCCCAGATTACTACAAGCATCTACTATCCATGGAAAAGCAACTAAAGAAAGAATGGGAAAAGAAGAAACCCATCAAAGAAAATCACATTGCTATCAATAATGGCACTGAGAAAGATGATGAGGGTGCAATGGCACTCGGACAACTTGATGAAATTGAACTCTATATTAAGATGCTTCGTGAAACAATCAAGTCTCCAGATTATCAACTTCCTGGATGGGTACAAGCAAAACTAGCACTTGCAACTCACAATCTCAATGCTGCTGCAATGTACCTCAGAAGTAATCATGAAGAAGAAACTGATATGAGATCTTTTGGTCAGTATATCAAAGAAGTTGCTGCATGGCAACGTAAAGAGGGTAAGAACAAAGAAGGTGGACTTAACGAAAAAGGACGCAAATCTTACGAAGCAGAAAATCCTGGATCTGACCTTAAAGCACCTAGCAAAAAGGTTGGAAATCCCCGCAGGAAGAGCTTCTGTGCCAGAATGAAAGGCATGAAGTCAAAACTAACTTCTGATAAAACTGCTAATGATCCAGATTCTCGCATAAATAAGTCGTTACGTGCGTGGAACTGCTGATGTCTAAGTCACCAAATAAAAAGTCTAAGAAAGGACAATCAAAACAAAATCAGGGAAACGCAACTGCTAAGAAAGCAAAGAATGGTGGCAAAAAGAAATAATGAGGTATTATGCCAAGAGAATGGAACACTCCTATACGGGAACCTTGGAATCCTGTAATTAAGAAGTGTCTTGATGCAGTAGACACTCACATGAAACTTTATTTACAGACAGGTGATTCGTGGCATCTCTCTCAAGCAGAAACATTAAGAAAATATGTTAAAGATTTAAAAGTTTGGATACACAAAGAGGAGGGATGGTGGAATGAATGAGAAGGATCCATATATTTACCGAATTAAATCAGTACTAAAAGTAGTCGATGGTGATACTATTGATGCTGACATCGATCTTGGTTTCGATATTTCTCTTACTAAAAGAATTCGTTTGGCTGCTGTTGATACCCCAGAAAGTCGCACAGCAGACCCGAAGGAAAAGAAATTTGGACTGGAATCGAAAGATTGGTTAAAGAACAGATTGCAATTTGCTAAAGATATTATAATCAAGACTGAACTTCCAGACAGCACAGAGAAGTATGGTCGTATTATTGGTCATTTGTTTATCAATGGAGAAGCAACATCATTGAATAATCAAATGATTGCTGAGGGATATGCTTGGGAATATGATGGTGGCACGAAGAAGAAAGACTTCTCTGTGTTGGAATCCAAACGTAGAATTGTAACATAAGTAGCTGACAGATACAATCACGGGATATATAATAACATTACCGTCTCAAGGTAAGACACATGGATACTAAAACCTGCCCCAAATGTGGGGCTTGCTGGATTGGAGGTCAACACTTCTGGTCAGGCACAAACAAAAAAGGCAACGATACAGAACTTGCCAATTTAGTTTGTGATAAATTTGGAGATGATACTTGTATCAATCCAGCACAAGGAACAACAAAAGGTGATGGATGGGAAAAGAGGTTAAATAGTATGGAAGATTTAGAAAAAGATTTAAGAAGAACAAATGAGTGATGATATTTACCTTGGTAATCCGAATTTAAAAAAAGCAAACGTAGCAGTTGAATTTACACCAGAACAAATTGCAGAATTCATTAAGTGTTCTGAAGATCCTGTTTACTTTGCTAAAAATTATGTGAAGATTGTTTCACTTGACGAGGGATTAGTTCCATTTAAAATGTGGGATTTCCAAGAGAAACTGATTACTAACTTTCATGAAAATAGATTTAATATTGCGAAGTTACCTAGACAAACAGGTAAGTCCACAACTGTGGTTTCTTATCTGATGCACTATGCAATATTTAACGACAACGTTAAGATTGCTATTCTAGCAAATAAAGCAGAAACGTCAAGAGAACTTCTGTCTCGTTTGCAATTATCATATGAGAATCTCCCCAAGTGGATGCAACATGGTATTGTATCTTGGAACAAAGGATCTCTAGAGTTAGAGAACGGTTCTAAGATTATTGCTGCATCTACATCTTCTAGTGCAGTTCGAGGAAACTCCTTCAACATTATCTTCTTGGACGAATTTGCGTTCATTCCAAACAACATCGCTGAGCAGTTCTTCTCGTCTGTGTATCCTACGATTTCATCTGGTAAATCCACTAAGGTGATTATCATTTCGACACCAAACGGAATGAACATGTTCTATAAACTTTGGCATGATGCTGAGAGACATAAGAACAGTTATATCCCTCTTGAAGTTCATTGGTCATCAGTACCTGGTCGTGATGCTAAATGGAAAGAAGAAACGATTGCTAATACTTCACAAAGACAGTTTACTCAAGAGTTTGAGTGTGAGTTCTTGGGATCGGTTGATACATTAATTAACCCAGCAAAATTAAGAGCACTTGTTTATGAAGATCCTATTAAACAAAATGGAAAACTAGATGTTTATGAGGATCCAATTCCAGATCATCAATATGTAATGACAGTTGATGTATCACGAGGCACAAATCAAGATTATTCTGCATTTACCGTTATTGATACTACTACTATTCCATATAGATTAGTTGCCAAATTTAAGGATAATGATATCAAACCAATTATCTTACCTAACATTATACACCAAGTAGCAAAAGCATACAATAGATGTTACATTCTTATTGAGGTAAATGATATTGGAGCACAAGTTGCTGATATTTTACAGTATGAATTGGAGTATGACAATCTTCTTATGTGCTCAATGAGAGGTCGAGCTGGACAGATTGTAGGAACAGGATTTTCTGGTAAGAAAGCATCACTCGGTGTAAGAATGACCCAGGCAGTTAAAAAAGTCGGTTGTTCTAACCTAAAGGCACTTATAGAAGAAGATAAGTTACTAATAAGAGATTATGATACTATTAGTGAGTTGACAACTTTTATCCAGAAACAAAATTCGTTTCAGGCAGAAGAGGGTTGTAATGATGACTTAGCAATGTCTCTGGTTATCTTTTCTTGGTTAGCAATGCAACCATACTTTAAAGAGTTGCATGATAATGATGTTCGTCAGAGAATTTATGAGGAACAGAGAGAAGCAATTGAAGCAGATATGTCTCCATTTGGTTTTATATTAGATGGAGTAAATGATGAAGAAAGTTTCGTAGATACAGACGGTGATAGGTGGTTTGTCGATGAATATGGTGACAGAGCCTACATGTGGGAGTACCGTTGACCTGAAACTTTCTCTTTTATAAATATTCATAGAATCTAAATGATATTCTTAGGAGAATAACACATGGCATCTACTCAGCTATCACCTGGAGTAGTGGTCATCGAAAGAGACCTTACTACAGTTGCCAATACAGTCGTTGATAATGTTGGAGTTATTGCTGGCGCATTTGAAAAAGGTCCCGTAGAAGAAGTAGTAGATATTTCTTCCGAGAAGCAATTACTTAGTGTATTTGGTAAGCCAAATGATCAGAACTATGAGTTCTGGTTCTCAGCATCACAATTTTTACTTTATGGTGGTTCTTTAAAGGTTATTCGTTCTAATAGTAACTCTTTAAAGAATGCTATCGATAAAGCACAAGTTGTCAGTGCAAACTTAACTGCATCAGATACAGTCGTTACTGTTGTTTCATCACAGAATTTCTCGGTTGGTGATTATATCAGAATCGATAACGAAATTATGACCGTTATTTCAGTAAGTGGTAACGACGTAACAGTTTCAAGAGGTGCTCTTGCAACTTCTGCTGCATCACACTCTGCAGGAAGACCTGTTACCTTGATGGAACCAGTTGGTGCATCTGCAACAACTATCAATGAAGGTGCGACTTTCAGTTCTTCGGATACAACTCTAACTGTAACTAATGCAACCAACCTCAATATTGCAGTTAATGGTTACATTATCATCGGAAATGAAATTCTTCAAGTAACTGCTATTGCAGGTAATAACTTAACAGTTACTAGAGGTCAACTAGGAACAACAGCAGCATCAGCAGCAGATGGTGCAACTGTTACTAAGTTAACTGTTTCGATCGATGTAACTAACGTAAACGTAACAACTGTAACTGGTATTACTCCACCAATTATTAAAAATTTAAACTTCTACGAAACAACTGTAGAAGGTGCAGCAAACCCATGGACTTGGGCAGCACGTACTCCAGGAACATATGGCAATTCAATTGAAATTGTCATGACTGATGCTGGTGCAGATCAGGTTCTAAATCTTTCCTCACCTTCAAGTGGTGTTGAGTGGTCGTTCGATCCTGGTGACGCAGTTGCATTCAGTGCAGCAAATATCACTGGAAGAGTTTATCATTATTCAGTAATTCTCAGAGTTGCTGCTGCTGGTTTGACTGGAACCTTTGCAGTTGGTGATGCAGTTACTGCAGCAAGTGGCACCGTTTCTGGTACTGTTGTTGCTTATGATGCAGGAAGAAGACTCGTAGAAGTTAGTGTTGGTTCTTCAACCACATATTTCCAGGCAACTCAAACTCTTGCTGGTCCTGCTGGTTCAGGTACTATTGAAACCGTAGAAAGAAGACTCTATGTTGTTTCAACTTCTGTTGGACAGTTCCAAGTAAACCAGACAATCCAAGATTCACCTGCAGTTGGTCAACCAAGAACAGCAACAATCCTCGGTGTAAGATCCGAATATGAAGATCGTGAATTCGGTGATGGACAAAGATGGATTAACGTTGCACCTCGTCCTTCAACCTCACAGTATATCTTAGAAAGAGGTGGTAGAAACGATGAAATGCACATTCTTGTTCTAGATAAGGATGGAAAGATCACTGGTTCTCCTGGGTCAGTTCTAGAGAAGTTCCTATTTGTTTCAAAAGCAAGCAATGCTAAGGGACCACAGGGTGAGAACAACTACTACAAAGATGTAATTAAGTCAAATTCGGCTTACCTATATTGGGGTTCGCATGAAACTGCAGAGATTTTCGATGTAGATGGAAATGCAAGTGGTGATATTGGATCAAGTGGAATCAACAGAAACTTTGACTTATTCAAGTCATCCACATCGTTTGTGAACTCACTAGGTGAGCAGCTAATCAGTACAAAGAACAACGCAACAATCAGATATTCACTTCGTGGTGGTTCTGATGGATATTCACTATCTAGAGATCAAGTTCTAGCATCATATGATCTAGTTGCTGACCAAGAAACTGTTAAGGTTGACTACCTACTAATGGGTCCATCTTTCGGTTCTTTCCAGGATAGTGTTGCTAAGGCACAAAAACTAATTGACATCGCAAATATCCGTAAGGATTGTATTGCATTTATCTCACCAATCAGAGGAGATGTTGTTGGACAAGTAGATCCTAATGTTATCGTTGATAGACAAGTAGTATTCTTCAATCTACTACAATCATCGTCTTATGCAGTGTTTGATAGCAACTACAAGTACATCTATGACAAGTATAATGATACCTATCGTTATATTCCTTGCAATGCTGATGTTGCTGGTCTATGCCTACAGACAACTATTAACCAAGAGCCATGGTATTCACCTGCTGGTTTAAATAGAGGTGCTCTCAAGAATGCAATCAAACTTGCATACTCACCACTTAAGGATCAGAGAGATAAACTCTATGCAAACAGAATTAACCCAATCGTTAATTTCCCAGGTCAAGGTATCGTCCTCTTCGGTGATAAGACTGCACTAGGTTATCAGTCAGCATTCGATAGAATTAACGTTCGTCGTCTTTTCCTTGCTATTGAAAGAACAATTTCAGATGCTGCAAAGCAGCAACTCTTTGAACTCAACGATGAAATTACTCGTTCATCGTTCAAGAACATTATCGAGCCATATCTCCGTCAAGTACAAGGTCGCAGAGGTATTGTTGACTTCCTAGTTGTTTGTGACTCCACAAATAACCCAGCAGAAGCAATTGATCGTGGTGAATTCTATGCTGAGATTTACGTGAAGCCAACACGTTCTATCAACTTCATCACCCTAACCTTTGTTGCTACTAGAACTGGCACAACATTTGCTGAAATTGTCAGCTGATTATAAATACTTAAAATAAAGGAGACTATTCAAAATGGCAAGTAAGTCTAGAGCAAGCATTGATACATTTAGATCATATGTAGATTCGGATTTTGCTCGTCCTAATCTTTTCCAAGTGGAGCTGAACTTCCCTTCAGCTCTCACTGGATCTGCAACTCAAGGGTCTGCAACTAGTGACCTTAAGAAAAGATCACTAGTTCTAGTAAAAGCAGCAAACCTCCCTGCTTCAACAGTTGGTGTTATCGAAGTTCCTTTCAGAGGTCGTACTCTGAAAATCGCAGGTGATCGTACCTACGAACCATGGACTGTTACCGTCATGAACGATGCTAAGTTCCAACTTCGTTCTTACTTTGAACTTTGGATCTCTAAGATCCAGTATCAAAATGAAAACTATTCTGATTTTGCTAAGATTAGTGACTATCAGACTAGTGCAACTGTAAGACAGTTAGGAAGACAGGGTGACATCCTTCGTTCTTATGAATTCCAAGGTGTATTCCCAACCAATGTAAGTGCAATTGACCTTGCATGGGAATCAAATGATTCGATCGAAGAGTACACTGTAGAATTTCAAGTTCAGTACTGGAATCAAAAAACTGATACTGAAGCTGAAACACTTGATCAAACAGCAACTAGCTGATTTGGTTCAAGCATAAATAATCCAGTAGGACTGGAGTTTCTTTAGATTATGACGCAGCAATCTCGTCTATTTGGATACAGTTTAGAGAGGGCAAAGAGAGGTCCAGAGGGGACCTCCTTTGTTGATAACTATTCTGACGATGCAGCCACCCCTATTGTTGGGGGTGGTTATTTTGGTCAATATGTAGACATTGATGGTTACGTTAAAAATGAGTGGGAACTCATTATGCGTTATCGTGACATGACTCTACATCCAGAATGTGACTCTGCTATTGATGATATTGTCAATGAAGCAATTAATGGTGGAATGGATGACGTTCCTGTTGAAGTTGAACTTTCAAACCTAAAAGTATCTGATGCTCTCAAGAGAAGAATTAGAGAAGAGTTTCATAATATCTTAGAACTACTAGATTTTGATAAAAAAGCATATGACATCTTCCGTCGTTGGTATATTGATGGAAGATTATTTTATCATAAAGTTATAGATCTCAACAATCCAAAAGAAGGTATCTTGGAGTTGAGGTACATTGATCCTAGAAAAATTCGTAAAATTATTGAGTACGAAGAGCCAAAAGAACGTTCAATAGCTGGAAGTATTACAGATGAAGCAATCACTCGCAAATCTGTGGAGTACTATGTCTACAACCAAAAAGGTCTTCGTGGTTATGATACCTCTGGTATCAAAGTTGCTCCTGATGCTATTTGTTATGCACATTCTGGTCTCCTAGATATGAACCGCAATATGGTTCTATCCCATATGCACAAGGCAATCAAAGCACTCAATCAACTCCGTATGATTGAAGACTCTTTGGTTATCTACAGACTCTCACGTGCTCCAGAAAGAAGAATCTTCTACATTGATGTTGGCAATCTACCCAAGCAAAAGGCAGAACAATACTTACGTGAAGTCATGTCACGTTATCGTAACAAGTTAGTATACGATGCATCGACAGGTGAAATTAAGGATGACCGTAAGTTCATGTCCATGCTCGAAGACTTCTGGCTTCCTAGAAGAGAAGGTGGTCGTGGAACTGAGATTACCACGCTTCCTGGTGGGCAGAATCTTGGAGAACTTGAAGATGTCAAGTATTTCCAACGTAAACTATATCGTTCACTAAACGTTCCAGAATCACGTCTTGAATCAGAGAATACTTTTAACATTGGTAGATCAGCAGAGATTAACCGTGATGAAATTAAGTTCCAAAAATTTATTACTCGTCTCCGTAAAAGATTCAGTGATTTGTTCTTAGACCTTCTAAAAACCCAATGCATTCTGAAAGGTGTTTGTTCTCTGGAAGATTGGGATCAAATGAAGGAGCACATTCAATTTAGTTATGTTGCAGATAATCATTTCTCAGAACTCAAAGAGAATGAGATGCTCAATGAAAGGCTAGCATTAGTCGCACAGATGGATCCATATCTAGGTAAATACTTCTCTGTTGATTATATTCGTCGTCAAATTCTAAAGCAAACTGAAACAGAAATTCAAGAAATTGATCAACAAATGCAAGATGAAATTGCAAATGGTATTATCCCAGATCCTGCAATGATGAATGATCCTATGGCAATGATGGGTGGTATTCCTGGTCAACCAATGGGTGCTCCAATGGGTCAACCTCAGCAACAACAAATGCCTCCTGGTCCAGATCAAGCTGATATGAAACGTGGAGAATTCTAATTTTTTCTAAATAGTTTATTATAGGAGAATAGTTTATGTCTGATTATGCTTACGATATTGTAGATGCATTGTATCGAGATGACAAAATCGATGTGATGGATTTTGTTTCTGCTGCAATGAAAGAAAGATCAATTGAAGCAATTGAAAATAAAAGAGTTGAAATTGCACAATCTTGGTTTAGTTCGCAAACAGAGGAAGAAGAATGAAACTTATTTCAGAAGCAATCGAAGACATTGAAGTTATCTGTGAAGAAAAAGAAGGTGGATTAAAAAATTATTTCATCGAAGGTATTTTCTTACAGGGTAACTTACAAAATCGTAATCGTAGATACTACGACGTAGGTATTCTAGACAGGGAAGTTACTAAATATAATGAGTCGTTTGTCAATACTGGCAGAGCTCTAGGAGAACTCGGTCATCCCGATGGTCCAACCATCAATCTTGATCGTGTATCTCATAAAATCGTTTCCCTTCAGAGAGAAGGTAACAACTTCATCGGCAAAGCAAAACTTCTAGAAACCCCAATGGGTAAGATTGCAAAATCATTACTTGATGAGGGTATCAAACTAGGTGTTTCTTCTAGAGGCATTGGTTCACTGGAAGAGAAGAATGGAATTCATTATGTTAAAGATGATTTCATGCTTGCCACTGCTGCTGATATTGTAGCAGATCCTTCTGCACCAGATGCTTTTGTAAATGGAATTATGGAAGGAAAGGAGTGGGTTTGGCAAAATGGAAGACTTACGGAAGCAGAAATTTCCAGAATGGAGTCTTACATTAGGAACGCATCCACAAAAGCGCAGTTAGTAGAAAGACAGGTTCAAGTTTTTGACCAATTTCTAAAATCACTGTAATTTATAAATAAATATAGAAATTATAGAAGTTATCAGGAGACAGTAAATGTCAGAAGCAATTGATCAAATCTTCTCAGAAGACACAGAACTAGAAGAAAATGTAGTTACCAAAGGTGCTAAACCAGCAGAAAAGTCCCCACTTCATAACGAAGGTGAGGAACTAGGTGGTTCTTCAAACGAGACCCCTGATGGTGGTCCTATTGGTAAGAAAGTTGCTGCTAAAATGAAGAAGGCAGCAGCACCTTCAACTCATCCTTCACAAGCTTCAGGTAAGCTTGCTGAAGAAAAGGATGAAGAGAAGGAAGATGAAGACAAAGAAGATGATGATAAGGAAGATGAAAAGAAAGACGAAAAAGAAGTAAAAGAGTTCTTTGAAGTCGATCTTTCTGACGACGTTGCTGCTCTCACTGAAGGTGAAGATCTTTCGGAAGAGTTTAAGTCAAAGGCAGCAACCATCTTCGAGGCAGCAGTTATTTCTCGTATCAATGAGCAACTAGAAGTTATTCATGAAGAGTATGCTGCAGCACTTAAGGAAGAGGTAGAGCAGGTCAAGTCTGAACTCGCAGAGAAAGTAGACACCTATCTATCTTATGCCGTAAACACCTGGATGGAGCAAAATGAAATTGCGATCCAGCACGGCATCAAAACTGAGATTGCCGAATCGGTAATGGCAGGTCTCAGACAAGTTTTCGTCGAAAATAATGTTAATATTGACGACGAGAAAGTTGACCTAGTAACTGAAATGGAAGGTCAACTAGATACTATGGAAGGCAAACTTAACGAGCAGATTGAGCAGAATGCTGCACTAACCAAGAAGCTCGGTAATTATATCAAGAATGGGATTGTGAACGAAGTTTGTGAAGGTTTAGCAATGACTCAAAGAGAAAAAATGCTTTCTCTTTCAGAGGGTGTTGAGTTTATTTCTGAAGAGTCCTTCAGAGAAAAGATTCAAACTCTTAAGGAGTCATACTTCCCAGCAAACAAGCCTGCGGCTTTAACTGAGGATGTACAACTAGAGAACACTCAAATTTCGGATTCTATGTCCGCATACATGAGTGCAATCTCACGTTGGTCATGATGCCAAAACCTAATTAATTATAAATATTTACAAATCCACAAAAGGAGACAAAAGCAATGTTCAATTCCGAGCATCTGCAGGAAAAGTGGGCTCCCATTCTTGAGCACAAGTCACTTCCTGCAATCAACGATAACTATAAGAAAGCAGTAACTGCTGTTCTACTTGAGAACCAAGAAAAGTTCCTACGTGAAGAGCGTGGTGTTATGCTCTCAGAAGCAGCACCAACCAACCACACTGGTTCAACTTCCTCAGTAGCAGGTTTCTCAGCTGCAGCAACTGCAACTGGTCCCGTAGCAGGTTTCGATCCCGTTCTGATCTCACTGATCCGTCGTTCGATGCCTAAGCTTCTTGCTTATGACCTCTGCGGTGTTCAGCCAATGACTGGTCCTACTGGACTCATCTTCGCAATGCGTTCACGTTACGGCACCAACCGTACTGCTGGTGCAGAAGCATTCTACAACGAAGCAGATTCAGACTTCACTGGTCGTGACGCAGCAGGAACCTCTGGTTTCGGTTCGTCAACTGCACACTCTGGTTCAAACCCATCGGCACTTCTTGACGGTGGCACCTACACCACTGGTCGTGCAATGAGAACAGACGAGGCAGAAACCCTCGGTACTTCTCCAAACGCATTCGCAGAAATGAACTTCTCGATCGAGAAGGTTACCGTTACTGCGAAGTCACGTGCCCTCAAGGCTGAGTACTCACTAGAGCTCGCACAAGACCTCAAGGCAGTTCATGGTCTCGATGCAGAAACCGAACTTGCTAACATTCTTTCAACTGAGGTTCTTGCTGAGATCAACCGTGAGATTGTTCGTACCATCTATGCAATCGCAAAGCCTGGTGCTCAGAACAATACCGCAACTGCTGGTACTTTTGACCTCGACGTTGACTCCAACGGTCGTTGGTCGGTTGAGAAGTTCAAGGGTCTACTCTTCCAGATCGAGCGTGAAGCAAATGCTATCGGTCAGCAAACTCGTCGTGGCAAGGGTAACTTCATCGTTTGCTCTGCAGACGTTGCAAGTGCTCTCGGCATGGCTGGTGTTCTTGACTATGCTCCTGCTCTCAACGGCAACAACGGTCTAACTGGTGTTGATGATACTTCCTCAACCCTCGTTGGAACCCTCAACGGTCGTATCAAGGTTTATGTCGATCCTTATTCGGCAAACGTTTCTGCTAACCACTTCTTCGTGATGGGTTATAAGGGAACCTCACCTTATGATGCAGGTCTCTTCTATTGCCCATACGTTCCTCTCCAGATGGTTCGTGCTATCGGTCAGGACACCTTCCAGCCTAAGATTGGCTTCAAGACCCGTTATGGTCTCGTTGCTAACCCATTTGCTGAAGGTCTAACCCAGGGTGAAGGTGCTCTCACCGCAGACGCAAACGTTTACTACAGAAAGGTAAAGGTTACCAACCTAATGTGATCCTTTCTCAGATCTCTCAAGGACCCTTCGGGGTCCTTTTTTTGTCTAAATAGTTTGTCGGAAGATCAAAGACAATGTTAGCAGAACAGATTGCGAATAGAAATTTTTTATCACCTGCTGGTTTTAGATTCATTTTAGGTAAGAATCAGAAGGTTACATATTTTTGCCAATCTGCAAATATCCCAGCAGTAAGTGTTCTACAAACAACTCAACCAACACCATTTGTACCTCTTGCTGTTCCTGCTGGATTTGAATACGACGATCTAAACCTAACTTTTCTGATTGATGAAAATTTAGAAAATTACATACTAATCCAAAAATGGTTAAGGGGATTGGGTGTTCCTGATAGTTTCGCAGACAGGGATGAATTTGAAAGACTGAATAGAACTAATGATGGTTTAATCAACCCATATACAGACGGGACACTTTTTGTATTGAATAGCAATCTCAAAACAATTGCTCAAATTAAATTTGAAGATGTATATCCAACATCATTAAGCACATTACGATTTGAAGTAACTGGAACAGATACCGATTTCTTTATTGCTGAAGTATCTTTCAAGTACAAGAGTTATGATGTTTGTGATAAAAATGGTATTTCACTGTTATAATGTTACTATGAATTGGAGTTATTATGAACTTAGAAAAGATTCAAGATATGTGGCAAGTTGATAGTGTCATCAATGAATTTGATCTTGATACCGAATCTTTAAAAATTCCACAACTGCATCAAAAATACTACAAACTGTATACTGATTTTAAATTTCTTCTAAAGGAGAATGAATTTAAATACAAGTCTCTTTTAAAAGACAAATACAAATATTACAGTGGTAAAGCACCAAAAGAAGAGTATAGGGATAAACCATTTGATCTCAAACTTCTGAAGACTGACATTCCAATGTTCCTGGAAGCAGATGAGGAAATGCAGAAGTGTGAGATGAAAATTGCCTATGCTGAAGAGTGTATAAATTATATTGAGAGCATTTTGAAGATGATTTCAAATAGAACTTATCAAATTAAGAATGCCCTAGAACATAGAAGATTTGAGGCTGGTGGATGACAATTATTAAGAAAAAGAATGAAGTTTATCTAACCGTAGAAACAGAACCACATATCCATAAAGAATTATCTGAATATTTTACATTTGAAGTTCCAGCAGCAAAATTTATGCCACAGTACAGAAGCAGACTGTGGGATGGCAAAATTCGTTTGTACTCACCTGGCAATGGTGAGATCTATGTTGGTCTGTACCATCATCTAATTGAATATCTAATTGAACGTGGATATTCTTTCACTGTCGAAAATAATAAGTTTTACGGTGTTCCAAATGATGAAGAAAAATTTGTTACTCCAGAATCAATCGTTGGATTCATCAAAGGTCTTGGATTACCATTCAAAGCACGTGACTATCAATACAAAGCAATTTATGATGCAATCAAATATCATCGTAGACTCCTTCTATCTCCAACGGGATCAGGAAAGTCACTTATCATTTATTCTCTGGTCAGATGGCACTTACAGTATGACAGAAACATTTTGATTATTGTTCCAACGACATCACTCGTTGAGCAAATGTATAAAGATTTTGAATCGTATGGATGGAAAGCAGATGCCTACTGTACAAAAATCTATGGAGGCAAAGACCGTTATACAAAATCTCCTGTTGTCATATCTACGTGGCAATCTATCTACAAGGAACCTAAAAATTTTTTTAATAGGTTTGATGCTGTCATTGGTGATGAAGCACACCTTTACAAAGCAAAAAGTCTGACAGGAATTCTCACAAAATTGCATGATTGCAAATATCGAGTTGGTCTGACAGGAACTCTAGATGGTAGCAATACACACAAGTTAGTTCTGGAAGGTTTATTTGGTAAGTGTAACAAAGTTACTAGAACAAAAGATCTTCAAACAAAAGGGCAACTAGCAAAACTTAATATCAGTATTCTTCTACTCAAACACCAACCAAAGCATTTTGATACGTATCAAGATGAAATGGAATACATTGTTTCACATGAAGGGAGAAATAAGTTTATTCGTAACTTGTGTCGAGATATTGAAGGAAACACACTTGTACTCTTCAATTATGTCGAGAAGCATGGGGAACCCCTTTACGAACTTATAAATAATGATATTGGAAGTCATCGACATGTATTCTTAGTACATGGTGGCATCGAAGCAGAAGAAAGAGAATATATTAGATCTCTTACAGAAAAAGAATCGAACGCAGTAATTATTGCTTCTTATGGGACATTTTCTACAGGGATTAATATTAAAAATTTACATAATGTTATTTTTGCTTCACCTTCAAAGTCTAGAGTCCGTAATCTCCAATCAATCGGAAGGGTACTAAGAAAAGGAGAAAACAAAGCACAAGCAAAATTATTTGATATTGCTGATAACATTAGTAAAGGTGATAGACCAAATTATACTCTTAAGCATCTGTTTGAAAGAATTAATATTTACAATGAAGAAGACTTTGATTATGAAATTATTGACGTAAAACTCAGGAGCTAAGTATGATTAGTTACATTAGACATGACGAAGAATTCCATGGAGTTATTAAACTTATCACAGGAGAATATGTGATAGGTAAAATGCTTGCGTCGGAGGATGATGGAAAAACTCATGTTTATGTACAAGATCCTGCTGAAGCAAAATTCCATGAATTAAAGGGTGATAATAGAAAAATTCAAAAGGGTATTTCCTTTACAAAATGGATGGAACTATCCGATGAAGATTTCTTTATCATCCCAGAAGAATCTATTGTTAGTGTTGGATCTCTCAGCAAAGAGATAATTTATTACTATAACTCCTGGTTAAATGAACAAGATCCAAACTATAAACCATCTACTCATGAAGTAGAGGTTTCAGAAGATATGGGAAAAATTGCCTCTCTAAAAGAAGCAAAGAATAAGTTAGAAAGAATATTTAAATATCTTTGAACCTCCACATGGTCGATTATAGTGGTTTTGACTGAGTGTGTCAAGTGGTTGACAAATTTGTTACGTCTTGATAATATATCCCCAGGACTGTTAGACTCTTTCAATGCACAAAAAGAAAAAAAATCACTACATAGACAACCAAGAGTTTTTAGCAGCACTTATTGATTATCGTCAAAAAGTTGTTATTGCTGAAAAGAAGGGATTGTCAAAACCAAAGGTTTCCAACTATATTGGAGAGTGCTTTCTGAAGATTGCCACTCACCTATCATATCGTCCAAATTTTATTAACTACATGTATAAAGATGATATGATTTGTGATGGTATTGAAAACTGTATTCAATACATTGATAATTTTGATCCTGAGAAATCTAGAAATCCATTTGCATACTTTACTCAGATTGTTTACTTTGCTTTTCTCCGTAGAATCCATAAAGAGAAAAGACAGTTGGATATTAAAGAAAAGATAATTGAGAAAT